ACTTCTCGCCGGTACTGGAGAACAGGAACTACTCCTACGAGGTGCGTGCGGTCGGGTCGAACGGGCTGGCCTCGGACTGGTCAGTGCCCTACGGGTATCGAAACGGACAGGCCGCTACAACCAAGCAGGTCTCTCGGCTGGGTTGGGGTCCGGAGGTCGGTGGGATCACGAACTGGGTCGCCCAATCGAGCACTCCTGTCTGGGACAACACCTACACGGCACAGCGAGCGGTCGATGGCACTGGGAAGGCCGCCTCCACTTGGGGCTGGATCGAGCACCAGAGCTATCTGGTTGACGCCACAGTTAGCAATGAGGCGACCAACGGCCAGTTCTGGTTCCGAGGCAATGTCTACGCCTACGGGTACTGGCCCCACCTCCACATCTACCCGCAGGAGCGGGTATACATCACCGCCGTGCAGATGCAGCACTACTGCCTGTGGGGCTGGAAGCTGCACTGCGCCTTCGGTTTCGACGTGTTCAGCTGGGGCCGCCAGAAGATGGCGCTCCATCGGATGAGAACTAACGCAACTACTGGTGCAATCGAGATCATCGACTCTCTCGTTCCTGACATCTGGGTGGATGGTGATTGGCCCGGTAATTACAACTACGCGTGGGACACCGCCACGAGCCAAAAGCTCACCGCCAACAAGGAGCTGAGAGGCGACCTCGGTGAGTTCCTCAAGTTCTACTTCCTTGAGGCGGCTCCGGTTTCTGGCTCCGGTAACGGTGAGGGTGGCCTCGGCCCGCGGTGGTCTGGTGATTCGCTGCCCGCTCAGGCCCTTCCCAACCTCAAGTGGCTCGACATCTGGTTCAAGAGGTGGGAGCACGTCGCTTGGGACACAGTTCCGGACCTACCAGCCGTGAACAGCTCCACGTGGGTGGTACCGTGAGATTTAGTTTCTGACGAGCGTCGGAAATTCTCATCGCCTATCCGTCTCGGAGCCTCTGTGGCCAAGATCACCGTACCGGTGGAAATGATCCGTGCTCTGGAACGACGGGTGGCGCTCTTCTCCGAGACCTCGATGGAGGCGTACGGCGTGGCCCGTGACGTGCTCTACACCGAGGTGATGCGCCGGGCACACGCTGACCCGCGTTGGGTGGGCGTGGCCGACTACATCGAGGAGTGGGACGAGAACGACCGGTACTACATCGGTGTGACCGACACCGAGTACGTCTCGCAGGCCTTCGCCGCCGAGTACGGCACCGAGGACTACCCACCGGCACCGCTGCTACGGAACATGGACGACGCCGTCCGCATGGCCTCCATGCGTGCCAACGCTCTCGTGCTCAGCCGGGTCGGCGTGGGCGGTGCCATCTGATGCCCAAGGGTCCGGGTGTTGCGTGGAACGAGGTGGACCTGATCGGTGGTCAGAACTCCAACTCCAACGCCGGGTTCATCCTTGCTGAGGAAGCAGCTCTCCGTGAGTTCCTGAGTGGCATCACCGTGCCGAAGTACGAGCGAGGCCAGCAGACCGATGAGGCCTCGCAGGTGCCGGTGTACTTCCGCTGGCCGACCTCCGAGCGAAACATCACCTACCCGTACATCACCATCGACCTGCTCTCGATCGATCCGGCCTACACCCGCTTCCAATCGTGGACGAACCCGATGAAGAACGGTGCGTGGTTCGAAGACCCGGCCAAGCCGGGCCACGGGTTCTGGAGCAACTACTACCCGGATCAGGCCAAGCACATCAAGCTCTCCAACTCCGACTCGTTCGGTCTGCACACCGGTCCGTACCTGCCGTACGACCTGCTGTTCCAGATCTCGGTGTTCAGCCGGAGCGTGCACCACGACCGGTACCTCGCATCACGATTCTTTACTGACTTCCTCGCCCAGAGAAATTTCTGGGTCGACACTCCGATCGACGGAGCGTGGCACCGCTGTGAGCTGATGGGCTGGGTGAGCGGTGACTCCATGGAGACCATGGAGGCGACGAAGCGCCAGTTCCGCAAGATCTACACCGTCCGCATGGAGACCGAGGTGCCGTCCGAGAAGCTCTACGAGCTGCGGAAGGTCCGTCGGATCAACATCAAGTACTTCGATCAGGAGGACTACCTGATCGAAGAGACCGACATTCCACCGATCATTCCGTAGCCGCCGCATGGCACGTAGCTAGGCATCGTGACACTCATCGTTCCTATCAGAACGCACCGACAAGGAGTCACGCATGGCCTTCTACAGGAAGCCCGGTGTCTATCTAGAAGAAGGCACCCTGACCGGACCCGGCGAGATCGGACTCGCTGCCGCCTACGGCCTGTTCGTGGGCGCCGCCCCGATGGGTTCGATCACCGACGCCACCCTCGTCAACAGCTGGGGTGAGTACGAGTCGGCGTACGGAGGTTGGGAGCCGACGCCCGGCGTCAAGACCAACTACCTGCCCTACGCCGTGTGGAGCTTCTACCAGAACGGTGGTCGTAACGCATGGGTCCAGCGGGCCATGTCGGACGAGAAGGGCGAGACCGCCACGGCCGACATCTTCGACGCCACCGCCGCTCCCAACACCAAGACCGCCTTCGTGGTGAACGCCCGGTCAGCCGGTGCGTGGGGCGGTACCTCGGGCACTCCGGCTGGTTCTGGTGGCACGCCGCCAGCGGTCGACCCGGTCGATGGCCTGTTCGTGGCCGTCCACATCGAGTACACCCCGGTCGACGCCTCGTCTGATGTCGTCTACACGCTCTACGTGTACAAGAACCAAGGTGGCGGCTTCGTCACCGAGGTCGAGCGGTTCCAGAACCTCTCGCCCAGCGGCCAGATTCCGGGCACCAAGCGGGCCGACTACGCCATCAACGACGAGCGCTACGGGTCGAAGTACATCCGCATCGCTGACGTCGACCCGACCGTGTCTCCGAAGGAGTCGCTCGGAACGCCGGTCCGTCTCAGTGGTGGCAAGGACGGCGATCCGCCTTCTGCCAGCGACCTCGCCGTCGCTGCTGACGAGGCGCTCGGGTTCGTGGACGGCCCGGTCATCCTCAACATCGTCGGCTACCGCGATCCGCTCGATGCGTTCGTCTCGGCCTCGTACGACCCGACCAGCTTGGACCGGGGCGACGTGTTCGTGATCAACGACAACTTCGACAGACGGGCGCCCGGAACGACCTCCGAGGCCTACGGCGCAGCCATCGTCGGTGACACCTCCACGCTCGGTGCCAGCACCGGCAACAGCTACGTGGCGGCGTACACGCCGTGGGTCACGGTGCCCGACCCGGCCGTGAACGGAGGCACCATTGTGGTGCCACCGGGTGGATCGGTGGCGGGCATGATGGCCCGCAACGACGTCACCGCTGGTGTGTTCCAAGCACCAGCCGGTGTCCAGTGGGGCGGCCTCAACAGCGCCCTCAACGTGGACGCCAAGTTCACCGACTCCACGCTCGGTCAGCTCAACTCGCTGAACTTCAACGTGATCCGGCCCATTCCGGGTTCCGGCATCGCTGTCATGGGCGCTCGTACCCGCAAGACCTTCGCCGTCGACAAGTACATCAACGCCCGCCGGACGCTGATCTACATCAAGGAGACGCTGAAGCGCTCGTGCGAGTTCGCCCTCTTCCAGAACAACGACGAGTCGCTGTGGACACAGCTCCGGGCCACCGCAGAACTGGTTCTCCGACCGATCTGGTCACAGGGTGGCCTCAAGGGCGCCAACCCGGATCAGGCGTACCGGGTGGTGTGTGACGCCTCTGTCAACACTCCATCCGTCATCGCTTCTGGCGAGGTCCGGATGGAGATCGGCTTGGCTCTCCAGACGCCTGCCGAGTTCATCGTCATCCGTGTGTCCCAGTTTGCTGGCGGTCAGCAGTCCGCCAACGAGATCTAAGGAGAAGAGCCATGGCTCAAGGAGATGTCGCCAGAACACGAGAGGAAGCCGATCCGGTCAGGAATTTCCGGTTCATGGTCGACTTCATCAAGGGCGCCGACATGCCGACCGATGTCGGCAAGGAGCTGAACCGCATCGGGTTCACCTCGATCGAGGGCCTGTCCATGTCGACCGACGTGGTGGCCTACCGCGAGGGCGGCTGGAACACGAACCCGCACAAGCTGCCCGGTCAGTCGGACTTCGCTCCGCTGTCGTGCAGCTCGGGCGTGTTCTACAAGAAGTCCGGCATCTGGGACGCAGCGAAGATGATGTTCGCCTTCAACTGGAACGGCGACCTCCAGCACCTGCCCCACGACTTCCGGTTCACGATGGTCATCTACGTGCTCGACCATCCGTTCACCAAGGGCAAGTCCGACCCGAACCAGTGGGTGATGAAGTTCACCGCCCACAACGCATGGATCGCCTCGGTGTCCTTCGGTGGCCTGAACGCCAGCGACAACGGTGTGCTGGTGCACAACATGACCATCCACCACGAGGGTCTGGAAGTGGATTACCGCCTAGAGGACCCGGCCAACATCTGACGTAGGAAGTAACCGTGACACTGACTGACGTACCAACCGACAACCCTGTCGATCTCAGCGACCCGACAACGGTCAAGCGCGCCATCGCTGGCGAGCAGCCCGAGATCACGGCACCGGAGAACCCCATCGTTGAGCTACCTCGTGGCATCTTCCACGAAGGAGCGTGGCATGCGAAGTGCGAGCTGCACGAGCTGACCGGCGAGGACGAGGAGCGGTTTACCCGCTTCAAGGATCAGGAGCTGTTCGTCAACATCCTCATCGGCGGCACCAGCCGGATCGGCTCCATCGATCTGGACGCCATGCCCCACGGTGAGCAGGAGGAGGTCATCCAGTCGCTCCTCGTGGGCGAGCAGATGATCCTGTTCGTCAACATCGTCCGGGTGACGTTCGGCAACGAGCGTGAGTTCAACTGGCGGTGCCTGAGCTGTTCATCGAAGAACATCACGACGCTCGTCATCTCGGAAGATTTTCCGGTGACGGTGCCCGAAGGAATTACCGAGCCTCATGAGTTCGTGGACTCCAAGGGCCACACCATCAGCTTCATCCCACTGAGCGGTGTCCACCTCGCTGAGATCAAGCAGAACATGTCGACCGGCGCCGTCAACACGAAGCTGCTGGAACGCCTGATCACCGAGATCGACGGTGAGGTGCCGTTCAGCACCCAGCTGTTCGCCAAGGCCATGGGCATGAAGGATCGGCGCGACCTGCTCGCTGCCATCGATGCGGCGCAGCCCGAGATCGACATGGACCTGTCGATCGCCTGCCCGGTGTGTGGAGAGGAGCAGACGTCAGCCCTTTCTTGGGGCGATCTCTTTCGATTCTGACATCCGGTCCTTGTACCGAGAGTTCGCCGCCGTGGCCACGATGTACCCGGGTTGGGGCCTGAAGGACATCAAGCAGATGACCGGCCGTGAGCGGGTGTACTGGTACCAACTGATCAAGTGGAGAATGGATCGAAGTGTCTGACCTTGGCGCTGGAGGAGGCCTAAACAACCGAACGGTCTCGACCGGCGTCGAGCTGAACATGGGCTTGGAAGAGGCCATCAAGTCGGTTCGTCAGCTGAACCAAGAGTTCACCGAGCTGTCCAAGACCCTGACGGGCATGTCCACCAACAAGGCCCAGCTCACCTCGGGCGTGGACGCCGTGGTCAATTCGGCCACGGGTGGCGGTGGCGGTGCGTACTCGGTGCCGCAGGCCAATGTTGCGGGTGGCGGTGGCGGCGGCGACACGGGCGACATCGGCTGGATCAAGAACATCATGGGGTCCGGGTACGGCGGCAGTGCCGCTGGAACCATCGCCTCAGCAGCGATGATGCCCATCTCCTACGGGTTCAACCGGATCGAAGAGAACCGGATGGCGACCCGGAACCTGAGCTACGACCTGAGCCGGGTCTCGACCATGTCGGGTACTGGCATCGAGGGCATCTTGAAGATGCTGGCGGAGAAGGTTCCGGTCCTCGGTACCTCTGAGGAGATCACTGGGGCGATGACGCAGGGCGCCTCGCAGGGCTTCTTCAACATGAACGATGCGCGCTCCGGCTCGTACTACACGAGCCTGCGCCAGATGCAGCAGTTCACTCCTGACATCCGGGCACCAGATCTGGCCCGGACCATGAGCGCCACCCTCGGCAACACCCGGGCACAGCAGACCTCCATGATGCTGACCGGTGGAGCAATGGGAAATATTGGTGCGGGTGGCGTGCCAAAAACTTTGTCCGAATGGGCCGAGTCCACCCTGCGTTGGTTCGAGAACCAGCGCCCGGGCAGTGACCGGGGCAAGGCGTTCACCAAGGAAGAGCTGACGAGTCAGGTCTTTCCGGGCAGCAACATGAACGCATGGATGCAGAGGACCGGTGTCTCACCCGAGATGCAGGACTACTTCTGGCAGTACTCCATCGGCAAGGTCCAGACCGGGCGTGACTCACAGGCTGTCGTCAAGGTCGAGGACATCATCGCCAAGCGTGGCGGTGACCTCGGGCTGGCCTCTCGTGCGACCGACACGGCTGGTGCTCGTCGCGACTTCACTCTCTCCTCGCAGGAGGGCCTCGGCGGTGGCACCTTCTACCAGCAGTACATGAGGCGTGAGTCCACCGACCGCGACTTCACCAACATGATGAGCCAGATGATCGACAAGTCGCTCGGCAAGATCATGGGCGGCTTCATCGGCTCGCTGTTCGCCAACATCCCAACACCCATCGCCAGCCTGATGATGGAGCAGCTCCAGAAGCTGCCCACCCTGATTGACGACATGATGGGCAATGTTCAGGGCAACTTGGGCAGCGCTATCTCGGGCCTCGCTGGCAAGGCCGGTACCGCCATTGGCTCCATGGTCGGTGGACCGGTCGGCGGAGCGGTCGGTGGGGTGATCGGTAACGTCGGTGGAAAGATCCTCGGCATGGGTGATCCGGAGTTCGCCATTGGCGACCCGGGTAACTACGGGCCGCTCGGCGGTACCGGCACCGCTGGCATGACCACGGATATGGCGCGCCGGGTCAACATGATGATGCGGGCGAACCCGAACCTCCGCATCTCCTCGGGCTTCCGTGACGGTGCGCTGCAGGGCAAGCTCCACCGTGGTGGTGTGGGTCGCACGGCTCCGGCGGGCCGCTCGATGCACGGCAAGGGTCTGGCGGCTGACCTCGGACCGGCCAGTCAGTTCGGGTGGATCGCTGCCAACGCTGGCAAGTTCGGGCTGCAGTCAGGTCAGAACCACGGTGAGCCGTGGCACGTGGGCTTTCCGGGCAT